CTATGTCGGCGGATTGACGCCCGCATACGCGGATAGCACCCACATGGCCACCACGGCTACGAGAGCGCCTACGCCGCCCGCTGCGGCACGGTTTGCGTTGGTCGGTCCAGAGTGCATTCGCGCCTACCTCGGCTTTCCAACCTTGTCGCGATTCTGCCGCCCGCCGCGAGTTCGCAGTTCCTTCGGAAGCCGGTCGTCTCGCGTCTTGCCGACTCGCGGCCTCGGATGCTCATTAGCCATTGCTCACTCCTGAAAGGTCCACGACACCCCGGCCGAGGGGAATAGGGGGAGGGGTCGCAGCCGGGGTGCGTGGATGGAACGGCGCGTCGGGGCAGTGACCCGCAAGACGGCCACCCGCTCAGATGGACCGAACCGCGCCGATTGATCACCTCAATCGTTCTCGATCACGGCTACTTTGTGGCCCGGGACAACGGAGAAATACTCGGTGGAATCGGTCGCCAGTCGCGGACTGGTCGCGGCTGCGGTCGGGTCTGCGCCGAACAGATAGCTGCACGCGGCGTCGGTGTGGATTCGCACCAGACGTGTCGCGGCATTGAACGCTGCGGACTGCGCGCTCGTCGCGCCGATCGCGACAGTCTGCACGGCGATGCTCGGCTGCGCGCCGGCTTGCACCATCTGCCCTCCGCGGCCCGGGCCGGCATCCCCGAACTCCTCAATGTACAGGGTCGCCATCTCAGCCGCCTCCTAGCAGTTTGTTGGTGCCGACGTTCGCATTGTCGTTGCCGCCGGACAGGATGGTTGCGGCGCGACCTCGGCGCCGCCTGAGTCGGTCCATTTCGATCTGGCGCATCTGCGCCTCATCAATGGTCGGGGGAAGGATCGGTTTCGGCGGTTTCGGCGTGTTAGGAGTCAGCCAGCCGATCGACCCGCCGATGACGCTCTTGACTACCTTGCTCACCCCGCCGGTGACGGCATCGAAGGCGTCGTCTAAACCCCAACCCATCGCAGATCCTCGCGCCATATGCGCCGGATGCTACCCCAGAACTTTGTAATCTGACAAGGCATGCCCGGTTCCGCGCCTCACCGCAGCCTGGGCTCCGGCCAGCGCGCCGCGGAACGGGCGTCGTCCGATCGCGAGGTATCTCAAGCTGTCCGCGTAATCGCTCGTCCAGTCATGGGTTGGCGCGTCCTTGAACGTCTGGCGCTTCTCATCCCACTCGCGGTGATACCCGCGGATCGCGTCGATCGCCCGCTGCATGCGTTCGTTTGCCTCATCCACCGTCTCGCCCGGCCACGGGTCCGGGTGCAGGTTTATCTCGCAGTCCTGCAGTAGCAACCGCACCTGCTGAATGCCGGACTCCCTGCTGCCGCGCTCCTGCTCTGTCAGCACGCGAGGCTTCAGACCGTACTGGGCGGCAAGCTCGGGCCGGCTCTTCCCGCTTCCCCACTCGCCGTTTCCACCATCGGGCGGCCAGATGTGATCAGGCATCACCCAGTCTCGAGTCAGCAATCGCTGCACATACCACTCGAGGCCAACGCCGCTACCCATCAGGACGTCCACGATGCGCACGCGGCCACTGGGTAGTTGCTGATAGAACCAGATTACCGTCTGGTCGCCCATGCCGATGTCCCACGCGGTGCCGACCGGGAAACCTGGCATCGCCGGAAACGAACCGATGCGACCCTCTCGCTCGGCTCGCGTGATCAGGGCGCCGTAGTACGCGCCTGGGATCGCGGCGTTGAAGTCGCAGTAATACTCCTGCTGGATCACGGCCTCGGCTTCTTCCGGCCCGCGCTCCGCTTTCAGTTCGCGCCGCTCGCGGTTGATCACTTCCATCGGAATCGCGCGGCTGTCCTCGACGGTGATGATCTCGGCGTGCCATTCCGGGTCGGTTCTCGCGAAGTCGACCAGCCTCGCGAAATGGTTCCGGCCTCGAGGCGTCGAGATGAACAGCGCCCATCCGCCGTTTTCCGCCAAAATCGGCCTGATGTACGCCCACGACGACGGGTCTGCAAGCGCATACTCCGAGAACACCACGCCGACCGGCGGGCTGCCTACCAGGCTGTTGTAGTTATCGCTGCCGACGACCTGCCACGTCGATCCGTTAACGAACCGGATGAACATGTCCTGCTCGCGTGTCTGCGATCGGATCTCGGCAGGAAATGCGTCGTCGATCCTGCGGCGCCCAGTCTTCGGATTGACAGCATCCCAGATCGCCTTACGCGCCTGGGTCGCCAGCGGGAGCATGTGCCAGTACGGCCCGACCCGCTGCATCGCCGAGCACGCCGCGTGGTGCAGCGCGATCTCGTCCTTGCCCCAACGGCGGTGCGCGGCAATAGCGACGCGCTTTGCGCCGCCCTCGAGCGCCAGCCATAGCGGCTTCTGGTCCTCCCTCGGCATCCACCCGTGCGCAGGTAGACGCAGCCTCACGCGACTTCCTCCACCAGCAACTGCGCCGCGCCGCACTTAGGGCAGATGCCTGGCGGGCGGTCGTGCGACCGGAAATGGTGACGGCAGCGCAGGCAATTGATCACGAACCGGCGGATCACGCGACATCCTCGAGCATCTGAATCCCCGCCTGCTGCCAGTACGACAACGGCCCCTTCACCGGGCTCCACGGCTCGCGCGCACGGTAGCAGCCGTCGAACTCGTCTGCCACCCTGACGTGGTGAACTGTGCTCGCCCTGCGCTTGTGCTGCCCGTGTGGAGACACCCGGATCAGCCCGTTGCGGCTCAGATGCAGGTACAGAGCATTCCTCGAGCACCCGATGTGCCGCTGGATCTCGGAGTAGGTCATCGTCGCGATCATCTCGCGCATCAGGCTATCAGCCGGCCAGTCCACGATTCTCGGTCGTCCCATCACTTGTCCCCCAGTTTCACGATTTCGACGGTGAGCGGCGAATCCTTCGATCCGCCCAGTTCGAGTTTCTCGCCGTAGCGTTTCGGGTGCCACTTAGCGAGCAGTTTCAGGCGCGTCTCGACCCGCACCCGCCGGCTCGCAGGATCGTCGCTGCGGTCGTCGGCGATCGACAGCGCCTGCTCTGCAATGGCGTCGGCCCCTCGCGCGCGCGCGCGCTCGAACCGTGCAGCGATCTCCGGGTCTTTTTCGATCCAGTCGTAGACCGCGCCATAGCTTGGCATGTCGTCCTCGCGGCAGATTGCCCGCAGTGTTTCGCCTTCTTCGAGGCGCAGACAGATGGCTTCGACGATTTCTGTTCGGTTCATGGGTTGCTCTCCTGGCTGATGACACGATGACAGGTGTATCCGGTGTCATTGGTGTCTTTCGTCGTTTTTCTCATTGCAATCAACAACTTAACGCGATTCCTGGGTGTGACAGGATGACTCCAGTGACGTCGATTGCCATATAGCGCCCTTTCTCGCGGGCACCCCTCGCGCGTGCCTCCCTCGCGCGTTCCCCTTAATCCCTTTTATATATATAAATAGTGTCATAGGTGTCATAGGTGTATTTTGCGTGGCAATATCAATAACTTACGTTTGTGACACTCGGTTTTGACGTGTCACGCACGTGTCATTAGCACATCGGGCGCCAGCAGCAGGCGCGACGATGCGGTGCGCTTAGACTCGTCGCCGTTCAGCTTCCTGATGATCATCGCGGCCCTGGTAGAGTCCGATTTGCTCGGCCGTGACAGCCCGCAGTCCATCAGCACCTCGGTCGCGGTGCGCCATTTCCACGACATCTTAGGGTCTCCCCAGGCAAGTTTGTTGGCTATCAGATCCTCGACTGGGTCGATCTGTTCGTATTCCTGATTGTGCTTGGTGAGTTCGCCGAACTCGTCTTTAGTCAGGAACCACGACTCGCCCTTTTCGTAGAGATCCTCATAGACCTGCGCCCAGCACTGCTGCATGTCGATGGTGTGCTCGAGATCGAGGTGCGTGACCTCGAGGGTCCAGTAGCGCCGGTTGCCGGTATCGTCGTGCAGGTAGTTTTTCGGGTTCACCGACGCGAAGAACACAGTGCGCCTGGCGAACTCGGATTCCCGGCGCCCATAGGCTCGGCGCAGGACGTCGCGGTCGGATGTCAGGAACGATTTCAGCGCGGCCACGTCGGCCTTGCGGAAGGTGGCGTCGACCTCGCCGAGCTCAACGAGCCAGTTGCGGACGCAGCGCATGACTGAGTCGCGGTCGTCGGGCTTCAGACTGAGGCCGTCCTTGAGCACGCCCAGTTCGGCCGGCACCAGGCGTTTGAACCACAAGGTTTTTCCGACGTACTGCCCACCCTGCATGACCAGCACGCCGTGCGCCGATACGCCTGTCGGGCGGAATGCGGCGGCGACCGCGGAGATCATCCATCTCGTGATCAGGGGGCGCTTGAGCCTTTCTGACTCGGCGGTGCAGGTAACGGTGTCCAGCAGTTCCGAAAGCCGATCGCGGCCGTCCCACGGTTTCGACGTGATCCACTCGGTGACTGGGTTGTACTGATTGGCGTCGGCGAGGTAGGTAACGTAGTCGGGGATGCGGTCTTGCGGCAGTCTGAATTTGCTGGCCTCGGAGATCAGCCATGCCAGGCTGGCGTTCTGGCGGTTGTCGATGCTGAACCGGCCGTCAGGGATGAGGATTTCCTCCTCCTTGGTGATCACGTTGTACCGCACCGTGACGCCGAGCCTCGAAACGACCTCGCGCAGGTTGTCGATGCAGCTCAACGGCCTTCCTGTCGTGCCGACGAACGGCAGCGGCGAGTGATAATCCGGCCCAGGACCGCCTGAGCCGCTTCCTGAGGCGCTTGGCGGGCGAGGCGGTGCTGGCGGTGCCGGTGGCGCGGAAACAGGCTCGTAGGCCCGCACGCGCGGTTTGGCCCATGCCGTGATCGACCCGGCTATCCGCGGATCGCTGGCCGCGTCGGCGGCGTCCCAGCCATCGGCATAGTCGGACGTGTCGAGGATGCGGATCTCGGCGACGTGCGCGTGCAGTCTGGCGGCGATCCGTTCCGCAGCCTCGCGCCCAGGGTCGTCCGCGTCGGGCCAGATCGTGACCCGGCGCCCGTTGAGAGGCGACCAGTCGACGTGCTGGTGAGCCTGTGATCCGCCCGGCCAGGTGACGACGACCCACTTGCGGAGCATGGTGCGGGCGGCGTCGGCGGATTTCTCGCCCTCGACGATCATGACCGGGGCGTCTGGGTTCAGGGAGAGTTCGCGCAGCCCGTAGAGCGGTCGCGGTTTCGGGAATGCTTTCGTGGTCCATCCGAGATCGGTATAGACCCAGGGGACGATTTGCTTCCTGCCGTCGTCCGGGTCGTACCGCGCGACGATGCCGATCAGACGCCCGGCGGCGTCGAGGTAGCGCCAGGATGTGGTCGGCGTTCCGTAGCGGCGGTGACGCAAGCTGGGTTCCGGCGCGTCGTCCGGCACCGGCACGATGATTTCGGGCTCGGCCGCTGGCTGGCGCGGTGCGGGCGCTGACAGTGCTCGAGGAGCCTTGCCGTTGGTGAGGTGCTTGTAAGCGTCGCCCTGCCTGATCCGATTGATCGCGGCGTAGAGACTGATGAGATCGGCGCCGCCCTCGCCGGACGCGAAATCGCGCCAAACTCCGGTTTCGAGATTGATCGAAAGCGACTCGCCGGGCTCCCCGTAGAGGTTGCCGACCCGGTACTCGCGGCCGTGGCGCTTACCGGCCGGCAGCCACTCGCTGCAGACTGATTCTGATCGGGCGAGGAGTTCTCGCGATAGGTTGTCGAAGTCCATTCAGATTGATCCCCAGGCTGACCGGCGCGAAATGATGGGGCAGCCCCGCGCCTGGACTGGGCTCTGTCGCTCGATGATCAGTCGAGCCAAGCCCCACTGAAGGTTACTGCTCGAGCCGCCAGAAAACCAGCGGACGGGTGTGATCGCGCGGTTCGTGGTGACGCCGCAGATCGACGCCGTCGTCGAGAGCGCGGTAAAGCGCGTGGTGTACCGCGTGAACCCTGGCGCCGATCGCGATAGCGATCTCGGCCGCGGTGAGCGGTTTGCCCGCCTGTCGCAGGACTTCGAGCGCGCGTTCGCGGGTTTGGTTACTGGCGGGCATCACCCCTCCCGCTCCCGGTATAGGCTCGCAATCACCTCGCGATCGAGAAGGTCTGCTGGCGTTGCGTCCAGGTACCGCGTGCGGTACCCCGTCGGCGGCGTGCCGGGCAGCGGTGGAGCGGCCGGGATCAGGTACAGCCCGGTCCCGCTCTGCTGTGCATAGACCGGGATCTCCTCGCCGATCTGCAGCACGACGAGATCAGGGCCGAAAAGCCGCCGGTGAAACCGATAGCCGATTTTCATTCCTGCAGCTCCTGCGGTTTTTCGCCACACCTGCGGTTTTCTGCTTCTCCTGCAGTTTCCTGCCGCTCCTTCAGCGCCCGCATCGCGGCGGCGCAGTCGTGCGCTTGTTTTACTCTCGACTTTGCGCACGCGATAGCTACCGTCTCGTGCTCGCCTAGTCGCATCAGCGCAAGCTGTGCAGCATCTCGCTGGTTTATGCACTCCTGCTCGCACCGCTCAATCGTCGCCCGCTCGATGGCGTCGCGCTCTGCCTGAGCAGACCATGCGAACTGATATTCGCTGCCCTCCTGCCCCGGATCGTTAGAGCCTGTACAGGCGTGGTTGTGGTTCGTGGCGTGCGGACACCGCTTGTTGCCGCACGTAGGGCACAGGATCATCTCGCGTCGCACTGGATATACGGACGGATCGAGCCGCGCCATTCGGCAGTCGCGGCATTGGCAATCTCGCTCTGCCGTCAGCCGCTCGACCTCGGCGCGGAGGCGGGTGATTTCGTCGCGCGCGGCAGCATGGTTCGGATAAGGCAGTCCGTAATACCGTCCGCGCCAGACTATCCGGTCACAACGATCCGGCACGGTCATCACATACGACTCGTCGTCACTCATCTCTCGTCTCCCTCTGCTGCTGCGACATTGCGAGGCGCATACATACACGCCCGCCCGTTGATCTTTCTGTGTCCATCAATGCCGGTGCCGATTGCACGACCTTCGCATGTGGCACACAGGATCGCATCGGCAGGCGGCTCGTGGAAAAGAATTCCCTTGGAAATAAACCCGGTCGCTCCGCACCAGAGAGCAAGTGCTACATGGGATTTCCCCGTTGTTGTGTCCTCATATTGACGCGCGCTGCGGATGCGATGTACATATACCCCGAGACGGCTCTGGTAGTATGGAAGCATTGATCTTATTGTTCTGGCGCGAAGCGAACTTGGCATCCATCCAACAGGGCGCGGTGGCTGCAAGATCACCTTCATGGCTGCCCTCCCTCATGCCACGCGAGGATGTCGCGCAAAAGCGACTCCATGGGGGCCTCATGTTTTGCTCTATCCGGCCAACATGCTTGCAGCATTTCGGCCAGGCGACTCGCCAGTTCCTCCGGCAGCCGCGCAAGGTCGGCGCGGCGCGCTTCGTTCCATGCTCGCTCTGCCTTGATTCTTGCCTTGTCTCCATCTGCGTAGTCGTTACGGTACTCGACCGACCAATCACCGCAGTCGCAAGTTGCATTCCTGTATTTCTGCATGTGGTCGCCTTCAAGGAACAGATTCGTCGGCACCTTCCCGCACGGGCACGGCTTCAGCGGTATCCGCTCTGGCGCTTCGCTCATCTCGTCCAATCCTCTGGAACATGATCGGCAACGCGCACCGTCACGGTTTCGCAATGCTC